CTCAAGCTCTATTATTATAAATATATGGCATACACTTCCGCTTCAACCACGATACAAACCTTACAAGACGTTTTAGACTTTATGGCTCCTCAAGCTGGAGGCTCAGTACCAGATTCAGACTCAACTGAGTACGCAGAATGGGTAATGTGGATTCAAAACAAATATGAAGAATACGCTAGGAGAGGATTCTGGCGAAGAACTCTTACTAGAGAGGTAATCACCCTGACAGAAGGAGATGAGACACATGTTCTACCTGATAGGTTTTTTAAACCTAATGGGCTCTATATGTGTATTGTTGACAGTGTTGACTGGAATGAACCAGGTAATAGCGATGACCAAACTATCTTTATAGAGATGATTGGTGATCCTGACGATGAAAACTTTGGTAAATGGCAAATGAGATTTGATAACGCAGTAGAAGAGACAGATGCTACTGTGATTCTTTGGTACTTTGCTATGCCTCCTATTCCTAACGCAGCAGATGATAAGCTCATTCTCCCAGGAGATATGATTGGTTTTTCAGCACTAGCCGAATACTTTAGACAGGCTAATCAAGCTGGGTCTCAAGATGATGCTAAAGCTGATGCTGAAAATAGATTTTTAGAATATATGTCTCTTGAGGTTATTCCAGATAAAAGTGAATTATTAACTAGCAGCGAACAACAAACTAATAGAGTGGACAGATTAGCAGTAGCTAGAAGTTACTATACAAATCGTCCTGGTCGTAATGTTAGGACTTAAAGATACTTTATGTACGTTAAACAACCAAAAAGACAGAACCCACCAATTAAAAGATCAGGTAGTGATGGGTTCCCAGAGGGTTTGAATACCCTAGCCCATCCATCAACTATTAAAGATACTGAGCTATCTGAGTTGTTAAATGGTATTTATTCTCAATATGGTACTATTTCAAAAAGACAGGGAACTAAAGCTATTGGCTCTCCTTCTGATGGTGGAACTGAGATCTTAAATCTTGGTGAAACTTATAGCATTGGTGGCGAAGACTATTTTATCCGTATTTCTGACACTGGTATCCCTGAGTATTATGACTTTAGTGCTAAGATTTGGGATGATTTATCAGCCACAGCCCCAGATGGATATTCTGGATCTACTCCAACATTTACTACTGGAGTTCCTACTTTTGATGTTACTTCTACTACTTGGATTGTTCAAGCTAATTCTAAAGTTTATTTTGCTAATGAAGTTGATGACCTTGTTTGGCTAGATGAAGATGGTTGGCATATTAACACAGAATTAGATGATCCAACTGCTTATCCAACTATTGCTAAGACTGGATCTGGCTCAGGGTCAACTCCTTACTACTATTATTATGCTTGGTATAATGATGCTGGGGGCACAGAAGCTTCACCAGCAGCAGACCCAGATGTGCAAGCTTCTGGCACTGGTTGGATTCAGAATATGCCTCAACTTCTTGATGAGGATACTTATTTAACCATTACACTTCCTGCTGCTCCAGCTGCCTGTACCAGTGTTGGTATTTTTAAATCAAACAGACAGGGTGAAGGATTTTTCCTTGACTCAGTTGATCCAAAAACAACTACCTATGCAGATAAAGGTGATTTGGGAACTGATACTTTTTATGAATTTCCAGAAGATAACACCACAATCGGCTATCATTTCTCATTACTAGATTTTTATGGTGGTGGTTTAATTGGAGTTACTACCGAGCTTGGTAATGATGTTCTAGCTTGGGATGGAGGACTTGATAAGATTGGTAATTTTGGATTGCCTGATGGTGGCGGTTATGTACCTTATAGACAGGGAGATGGCACTCAAATTAGAGCTATTAAAGATCACGTTGCTTCTAATGAAAATTCATTATTTGTTTTTAAGGATAAAGTATTTGGTAAATTTCAATTCACAGTTGGAGCTGATGGCATAGCAGAGGGAACTATCACTGATGTTAATATTGCTGTTGGTTCTATCTCTAGGTTCTCTCCTCATACAGCTGGTAACAATCTAAGGTTCTGGAGTCGTGATGGAGCCTCTACAATCGGTAACGAAGCCAATTACGGCACGATTTTGAGGTATTCTGTGCTGTCACTTCGAGCTAATTCTATAGTTCAACAGATTACGGCAACCAATATTGATGATGTTTGTGGAATATTCTACAAATCTTTATCTTTGTTTGGTATTTCAACGACTGCATCTGGTGAGGGTAATAATGCTATCCTAGCTTATGACGAGAGATATAACTCTTGGGCAATGTGGACTGGAGTCTATCCAAAAGTATTTGCTAAATATATTTCTCCAGTAGATAACATTGAACGACTTTACTATGGATCAGCTATCACGGCTGATGTGTTAGAGATGTTTACTGGTAAAAAAGACTATGCTGGCGACACAACTTACGAAACTAAAATTACTCTTTCTATCTCTACTAAACAGTATGATATGAAGCTTCCTGACCAGTTCAAGAAGTTTGATAAATGTACTCTAGTATTTGGTTCTTTAACTGGCAATAACACCACTGTTGGTGTGATTAAGGCTGGAAATAAAGGAATTGAGAGTGACCCACGTTTACTGATTACACAAGAAGCTACCTTATCTGGATTTGGTAATGATGAATGGGGCGATCAAGAGGTTGGCATGATGACTCAAGATGATGCTGGCTCAACAGTTAATCTTCGTTACATCAACCTTAAACAAAAAGATTTATTTTGGGTTAAACTTAATATTCAAAATGATGGTGTTGAGGATGAAATTTCTTTAATTGGAGTTTATATTTATTACTCACAGAGCACAAGACCTTTAACTTTTGGTATGAAGTTAAGGGAGCTAGCTGTTTAGACACAAACAAACAACAAATAAACTAATATAAGGAATATATGGCAATTAGGAGAGCTTGGAATAAGGGACTGAAAGGTCTTCAACCATGGCATAACACTAGCGGGCTAGGGAAGAACATAGACTTTAAGGGTCGTGGTAAATCTTGTAGTGAAGCTAGAAAAGGCGTTCCTTTGTCAGAAGATCATAAACAAGCATTGTCTAAGTCTCAGACAAAGAAGTGGGCTGATCCTGAGTATCATGATAAACAGAGTGAATCTATGGAAGGAAGAGAGGTTTGGAACGAAGGGATAGAAATGCCAGAACACCTAAGGGGTAAAAATCATCCTTGTTGGAAGGGTGGTATTACTACAGAGTCACAAAAAGCAAGAAACTCTATTAAATATAAGTCTTGGAGAACTGCTGTATTTGAGAGAGATGACTATACTTGTAGAGGTTGTGGAGAAAGAGGTTGTTGTTTAGAAGCCCACCACATTAAGTCGTTTGCTGAGCATAAAGATTTAAGATTTGTAATAGATAACGGTATAACTTATTGCATTAAGTGTCATGCAATAAATGATCCACAGAGAATGAGGACACTTAAAAAGGATTGATATATGAGTATTTTTAAGGCAAACGATAAATACAGAGCGAATCTTAGATCAACTTGGATTAGTGACCCAGCAGCTGGTTCTCTCTTAGTAGATGCAGTACCAGATAATACACCAACTATTGTTGTGGTCGGTTGGGGGACAGAATACGAAACAGTTTTTTCTGTAACAAGTTCTTCTGGTTCAACCGCAGCTGACTACGCCTTAACTGGTGTAGTTAGACTTAGAGGTTATGATGGTAACTTAGCTGAAAACTTAGCTGTTAACTGTCTAAACAATGAAGAGTTCTTTAACCAATACTCAGATTTCGTGAATGATGAATACCTACAGATGGAAGAACAGAGCTCAGCTCCTTCTACTCCTGCAACTGGATTTCTAAGACTTTACGCTTCTACTGATGGCTCATGGCATGTTAAGAATGATGCTGGAGTTGACTCATCTCTTGGTGAAAAATCAGATGAATGGATTGACGTTGCTGACGCAGCCTCAATGGAGTTCGATCTTTCAAGTTTAACAAACAAACTCAAGTTCCTTTGTGGAGCTTTAGCTGGAAACAGAACATTTACAGTAGCTAATCTTTCTGAGGGTAAAATGTTCATGATTAGAATACCTCAAGATGCTACTGGTTCTAGAACAGTTACTTGGTTCCCAGTTACTACAGATACAGTAACAATTACTTTAGCTGATCCTGGTGTTATAACTACCACAAAAGACTTTAAGACTGGAACTCCAGTTATATTTACTACTACAGACACACTTCCAACTGGAATAACTGCTGGTACTACTTACTACTGGATTAGAACTGCTGCAACCACAGGTAATATAGCTTCTTCAAAAGCTAATGCTATTGCAGGAACTACAATCACAACCTCAGTTTCACAAGCTGGAGTACAAACAATGGCTATTCAAGTTAATTGGGCTGGTGGTGAAGCTCCAACATTAACCACAGATAAATATGCCTGGGATGACTTTGGATTTATAGTTCACTCTCTTACACAAGTAACAGGAGTAGTAATAGCACAGGATGTGTAGTAATTAGAAAATTATAAAAAAGGAAATATTATGCCAAATCCAGAAGACAGAGTTGGATACGATTCAACAATCGAAGGTTTAATCGCCAGAGCAGGCGAAGTTGGGGCAGCCCCAGCAGCAAATACAATATTAGGTAGGCTTAAATCAATCGCCGATGGCGTTGGTGGTAGTGGATCAACAACAGTTGAAAACGCTGGAACTTTTGTGGTTCAAGAAGATGGTGATGCTTTAACAGCAGCAGAGGCTTCTCAAGCAGCTCTCGAAGCTATAGATAGTGCCATTATTGGAGCAGGTGCACCAGTTGTGGATTCTTATGCAGATATAGCTATTTCAGCAGCAGCCGATACAGCTAATCAAGAGTTAATTGCAACCCCAGGAGCTAACAAGCAAATCTGGGTCATGGGTATTAACTTTACTGTAGGCACAGATGATGGAAGTGTCTCTTTCCAAGATGAAGATGATACAGCTATTACAGGAGTCATGCCTTTTGCCGCCAATGGTGGAATGGCAGTTGCCCCAAGTGGTAACTTCGCTATGCCTTTATGGAAAGTAGTTACAAACAAAGCCTTAGAAGTAGACACAGTAACCTGTGATATTAAAGGTTCAATCCAATACGCAATAGTAGATGTAAGTTAATAAGGAGATATATATGAGTAGACAATGGAGATCAGACGATACAGATTCTTGGAAAGAGGGATTCGGACCAGGAGATAGTGGCTCTACTTATAGCGTTCCTGCTAACGAGGGATGTTCTGCTTCTATTACAACAAAAACTGTAACACTTGCAACAGCAGGTGGTTTTGCTAACGATCAACTAGTTTTAATTCATCAAACAAGAGGAACAGGTGCAGGTAATTGGGAACTTAACAAAATAGTTTCAGGTGGTGGAACTACTACTCTTACAATGAAATATGACACCATGAATGCTTACACAGATTCAGGTAATAATCAGGCTCAAATAATTGAAATGAAATCTTATGAGGGAGTAAACCCAGGATCTATTTCAGCTCCAACATGGGATGGCTCAAAAGGCTTAATACTTGCCTGGTTTGATAAAACTACAACTACAATAAATGGAACACTTACACTTAAAGGAAATAACGGATCTGCTGGCTCTTCAACAGGAGCAGGTGGTAACGGAATTGCTTTTGACGGTGGAGACGGTAAAGCTGGAGCATCAGGAATCCAAGCCTATTCTGGAGAAGGATCTGTCGGAGCAACTGTTGCACAAACTGGAGCCAATGGCTCTGGAGGAGGTGGTGGTAAAGCTGGCTCTTCCATTGGTCAAGGCGGTGGTGGAGGTGGTGGTGGAAACGCTACTGCTGGAACTAACGGTAATACTGGTGGAACAAACGGTACTCTTGGAACAGGTGGTCTTGAAGTAGGAAACGCAGCCCTAACATCTATGCACCCAGGTGGTGGAGGTGGTGGTGGAGCAAGACATACAACAGGAACAAATGAAATTTCAGGTGGTGGAGCAGGTGGAGCAATGGCTCTTATCTTTGCTAGTGATATTATTGTCAGTGGAACAATCAATCTTGACGGTGGTGATTCTGGAAATGCTTACTGGAATGGTGGAGGTGGTGCAGGTGGATCTTGTCTATTAAAATGTATAACGGCAACACTCGGCTCTGGTTTAATTACAGCCCCAGGTGGACTTGCTGTTAGTTTAGGAACTAACAGGGGTGGAGTTGGTTCAGTAGGACGTATTCATATAGATTATTCAAAATCATTCACAGGTACAACAAACCCAACAATAGATTCAACTTTAGATACAACAATTACTGCTGGAGGTGGATCTAGCTTCCAAATGTTAATGATGGGAATTGGTTAATCATTACACAATGACACAAAAAGAAGTCAGATCAACTAATATAACAATATAGGAGAAACAAATTATGGGATATTTAGACGATTTATACGCAAAAGTTGGAGCTCATAAAGGCTCATGGCTAGGTTTACCAGATTTTGGCATAACTGAAGCTTATGCTAACGAAATAGTCCCAGGTGAAAGTGATATTACCAACGCTGTTGGTAGCATTAACGATCAAATAGGTAATTTTTCAACTGTTCCATCTGGCGGTGGCGGTGGTGGTGGCGGAGGTGCTGCTGGCAGTCTCCCAAGCAACTACGATGAATTAAAGGCTATTGCTCAAGCAGGTAATTTAAACCCATCACAGAAGACTGAGTGGGATAATCTTAATACTGATACTGGAGGTGGAGGTAATGATGGTGGAATGTCTGCTCAAATTGCTTTAGCTCGAGGAGCTTATGAAAATGCTATGAGAGATCTACAAAGCGTCTTTGGTCAAGCCAGAGGAGTTTATGATGAAGGAATTGGCAATGTAGGCAAGATTAGAGATAGAGCAACTAAATCCTACAACACTGGAAGAGATAATATCTTAAACAGATTTGAAGGCGAAAGAGGAAAC